CCTAAAGACGAGACGGCATTGCAGGAAATGCAGTTCATGCCAAATGGAATCTATAATTTGCTTTCCCCCAACATTGACGTTATTAAGGACACTATAGTTCCTAATGTAAGTAATGGATCATTACCGATTGTAAATGCTTTCACGCAGATTTTCCGTGAACGTACATCTGCTTACAATACGGAATCTTTAGTTAATACTAGCACAGAGAAGTCTGCTACACAAGTCCGTGCAGAATTGGGAAATATCGCCAAGATGTCTGTATCTGCATTGAATCTATTCTTTGACCCATGGGAATCTTTGATTAAAGAAATGGTTCGTAGGATGAAACGCAAAGACTTTGATGCACGTGAACCAGGTGGTTCATATATCGCTGGACTTCATAAGCGTTTACTACGTAGAGGAAACGATGGATTTGGTGATCGTGATCGTTATCTTAAAGCATTCTTTGATTTAGATGTTGATCGGCTGCGTATTACTAAACCAATTGGAGCGGGATCTGAAGCATCACGCATGATTGCTTTTGATAGGTTGATGGGAATGTTTGGTTCATTACCTGATTTCGGAAAGCAGAATCTTATTTGGGATATTGCATCTGAGACTGCTGGATATGAGAATGCATCACGCTATGCAGTTCAACCAGGCGAAGAAGATAAGCCAACATTCGATGCATCACTTGCACAAGTTGAAAACAATGTTCTTCTCATGGGTGGTCAAATCCAAGTTCTGGATGGTCAGAATGATCTTGTCCATGCCAAGGTCCATCTTGAGGCACTTCAACCTCTTGTTGATCAAGCTCAAGATGCGCTTGTTTCAGATCCAATATCTATTGCGCCAATGCTTGGAGGAATCAATACCCTTAACCAGCACTTCTCACAGCACGTTGAACGCCTATCTGGTGATCCTACAATGCGCGAGCAATCCGCTATGTTCAGGAAAGCGTTACAAAATGCAGACGAGATTCTACATAACGGAACATTAAAGGTTCAGAAATTAATGGGAGAACAACAGCAAGCACAACAACAAGAACAATTGATGGGGCAAGCTCAACAACAAGAGCAAATTCAAATTGATCCTGTTGCTTTAGCTAAAATAGAAGCTCAACGCGCAGAACGTGAAGCTAAACTTCAAATGGATATGATTGAACATAATCAACGTATGGTTATGAAACAACAAGACGCATCACAAAAACTGGCTATACGTGATGCTGAAGCTGCAAGTAAGATACAACGTGGAGGAATTCGTATATGACATCAAGGCAAGAGTTTCAATTAAACTCAGATAAGGTATTAAATTTAGAGCAATTATTAAACAATCCACTACTTAATGAAGCATTTATGATTGTTAAACAAGAATGTATCCCAAAGGAACCAAGGCAAACTGTTGGCATTGATTTAATGGATGTAATGGTAATTGAAGGAGCAAAGGCTATTGGTGCTGATATGTTTTATCAAAAGTTAAAATCTCTTACTAAAGTATCTTCTCAAAAGAATTCTGAACTAGATAAGGAATATATCGTTCAAGCTAGACAAAAACTTTTCTCAACTGGGCTATACTCGGTTGATGAAATAAACGAAGCTGAAAAGCTATCAATGGTAGGAAACAATCAACAGGAGTAAATATATGGAAAAAAAACCAATGTCAGTTAAGCCAATGACTGAATCTAAACCAGCAGTCAAAAGCTCTACAACTAAAACGAAACCATGGGCAGCACGTCATCGTGCCGCCATTAAGAAGTAAATTAAATAATTAATATGTCAGAACAAAACGTAAGCGCACCTCAAACAAGTGAAACTGTATCATCTGATGCAGCTCGTGGAGCAATTGATTCGATTGGTAAGTTGGATTTAAATACTTCATCCAGTATTGAAAGGACACCTACTGCTCCAATAGATGCAAATTCAACTGATAAGCAAATCAACTATGTTGATAATACCAAAAAAGAAGAAAATAAATCAGGTGAATCAGTTAATAAAGAATCAGAAGAATCGGAATATAAAGATAATGATTTAATTGCAGAATCACAACCTCAAGAAGATAAAGCTAAGATTCGGTGGAAAGAATTAAAACAAGCCGAGGTTGAATTGAAGTCTGCCCAAAAAGAATTAGCTGATCTCAAAAAACGTGGTGAAGAATTTGAGCAGCAAGC